CCTCAAGATTAATTATTCTTGGAGTTTCTCCAAATAACACATTAAATAATATTCTAAAAGAATCATCAGTACCTTTAGATTCGTAAAATGATCTAGATTCTTTTATAAAGTTTCCAGCATCTAATTCAGGATTAAAAACTCTATTCTCAAATCCAGGGGTATATGTAGATTTTAATTTTTTGTAAAATTCTTTTAAAAATAAAGAACTTAAATTCTGCACTGAGGAATTTGAAGTATGAGAATCAGCAGTTGTATCCGAAAATACTAATTCTTCTGCATTTAGATCATGATGATAACTAGTAATTCCACTAAAACCACGAATACATCCAGTAAAAGTGTTTGTAGTAACTCCAGTGTATGTTATAATTTCATTATCAATCTTTAACAATCCATATTGTTCAGGAAATCCTTTTGTATTAGGAACACTAATTGTGTTATCATCAGATCCGATATCGGAGGATAAAGTTGTAAATCCTACAACTACTTCTGGAGTTAAATTATCTACTTTTAAATACTGATCAAGGTTTTCTGCAATATCAACAGGACCACCTTGATACTCTTGAGAAATATAATATTGTTTTAAAAACTCTAATGCCTTTGGACTTTCATCCAAAACATATTCGGGTAATTGATTAGAAATTATGTCCTGAATCTTGACTCTAGATTCAATTCCAGTTTGTATCATATTACTCTCTGATTAAACTTCCGTTTGAATAGCTTGATGTGTAAAAATCTCTGTTAAAGACTGTACCTGATATTTCATCTCCAGATGAAATAACATCCTTAATCATATTTATTTTACTTTTTCCAATGTCAAAATTGATATAAAGTTCTTTCAATCCAACAACATCATTTGATTCTGGAAATGCTTGCATCTCTATAATATTATTTGGTCTAACAGTTGATGTGATATTTACTGTCCCTAGATTAATTTCACCTCTAATATAATCAACTGTTCCTACAGACTTTGCAACAACTCTTATAGTTCCATCTGATAAATTCTTGACAATTGAAAGAATACCAGTTTTTTTATCGGCATTTGGTATATCAGTCAAATAAACAATATCACTCTCTCCAGATATTCTAAATCCAGTAGATTTGATATTTCTTCCGTCTTCAGAAACATGAAACTGATTTCCAAAACACAATTCATACTGTGCAAATTGATTAAGCAGTGCAAATAAATTTCTTCTTATCGTAACTCTAGTAATATTTGATGTTATGGAAGTATCTGTGCCGTCAATAGTTCGTAATACTTGACTATACCTAATCCTCCCTCCAAATTTATTCAAGTTAGCTGATTCGGAATAATTTGTAAGTGAATTGACTATTTTAGATTTTAAATCTTCAGATGTTGATACCATCGAATCATTATAATAAACAAATGAGTTAATCTCAACATATAAAATTTTAAGATCTACAATTTTTTGATTAATTCCCGATATTGAATATTGCTTAAGTTGTGATAAAATCCTAGATTTATTAAACTCAGATACTAAAAATCCATTTTTAGGTTTAATTGAAATTTGAACTGTCCCAAACTCCGGAGGATCTAATTCTTCACCACCAACAACAGATACAGATTCAGTATCTGGATATATTGTTTTTATAATCGACTCATAATCTCTTCCAGTAACTGCTCTATTCTGTGCAGAATATATTCTTGGAGCAAAATATTTAACAGAATCTATAGATTCAATCTCTCCACCATTCGCAGATGATTGGTTTGTAGTTACAGTAAATGGTTCTGGAGAAATTGTATTGTCATCACTATCAACTACATTTCCAGAGAATGAAAATCTATTCGCACCATTACCTTCCTTTCCACTAGTAATAAGATAATTTACAGTGATTATTTCTCCTGTCTCCAGTTTTCTTCCAATTAAACCATCACCAAATAAAAGTTCGTACTTTTCATCTTGAACTTCTTGTATTAAATAAACAAAAGAAGTTCCTGTAACATTAGTGATATTATTAATTAATTTATATTCTATCCCTAATCCGGATTCCCCTTCTTTCTTTACATATACTTTTATCGTTGAAGTATCAATAAATGAATTATTAAGAATAAAGTTTTGATTTAAGGATGAATCAACTAAAAATTGTTTAGTAAGAAAAGTTCCTTCATAAACATCAATATTTGAAAACGTTGCAAATCTTCCAGTAGTAGGAACACCACCAACATCAAAATTTACAACACCAGCTGGTCTCTGTATGTCTTCTAATATTGAAAATGTATATGAAGTATCGTTTGAATTTCCAACACAAACTAATCCTTTTTTTAATGTTAAAGTTGGTGATGTGGATCCAGTAACATTTGCTGTAAAGGTTATAGATGCCTTTGCAGCACTTCTTGACTTAGGAACATACCCAATATTCCTTGCAAGGGAAACAACGTTCTCACGGAGTGTTGCAGAGTCCAAGAAGGACTCATTCACAACCATGTTTGAGTTGAATGCTGTTATATAAGTATTATATGCTAAAGTATCGATCAATACTGAAAGATTAGAACCCTCAAAGTCAAATCCTGTGAAATCTGAATTTGCACGTAAATAATCTTTGATAGATTCTTTTATTTGATCGAAATCTAAATTGGCGAATTTTGTAAAAGGCATATTACCTTGTTGCCTCTAAAAGGAATGAATATTCTTGTGTTGGAAACTCTTGACCAATAATATCAAATACTACAGTAATATCAAATGCATTACGGTCTGGTCTTGGTAGAACCTCGACTTGTAAATTATTAACCCTTGGTTCAAAATTATTAATGGATATCATAATTTGATCACTGATTACAGAGGCAGTACCGAAATCAACAAACTCAAATAAACTTCCTCTTACATCAGATCCGAATATTGAATTAAAGAATTTTTCGGTAGGTATTGTCTGAACAATATTTCTCACAGATCTACGAATTGCTATCTCGTTTTTGAGAATGGGTAAGTCTTTTGTCACAGGATGGGGCTCAAAAGACAAACTAATGTCCTTAAATGCCCGTGATATCCTCTGAATTGCCATTGTTAAAGAGTTTTCTTAATTATATTTATACTCTATTCCTGAAGATTCTTCTGTCCTTCCTTTAAATCGTCGTGCATAATCTCTTGGAGCACTCTTTCTTCTGGATCATTCGTTTTTTTAGGTAATGACCAGTAATCTGTGGTCAAACTTGTTGTTCCCCACACTTCTTTCATATAATTTTTGTTTCTATCAACTGGTGAATTGCCCATTTTACTCCTATTTTGTTAGAATAGAACTTTTTGAGGGGTTTCTATCCCTATTTTATTTATTTTTCACCCTCTTCGGATGAATTTTCACGTTCTTGTGCGGTCTTCCAAAAATATTCGTCCTCTCTACCCATTCCAAGTCGTTCAAATCCATTTTCAACTTGATAATATTGAGTCGAAACCTTAAAATCAGGCATTTTGGGATCAACAGGAGTCAGACTATTGTCAAAAATACGTAATCTGTTGTTTGGATACAGTGCATACTGTCCATTCTCAAGTTCAATCAGGTTATGAGATTTGTGTTCCGCAGGATTCTCACTCGTTGCCCAATCAACATAGTCTGGATCATGGTGATAGTTATCAATTGTACAGACATATGTACCTTTTACATTACCAAAGTCCCGAGTATAACATTCAAAGTCCATTGAACCAATAAATTTCTTATCCACCGAGACAACCCCGTAGTCCATACAATTCCAAAACTGAAGGTTTGGTAGGTTCATGTCCGGACTTGGGGTCTCAGGGTCTGTCACAAAGGCACTGATAGGCAATTTATCATACATTGCCGCATATTCTGGTAGATAGGTCTCAAAATAAAAAGCACGTCCAGGAATCGATTTAACTGATACCCAGACGCCCTTTACAAATTCACCATGCCCACTTTGATGATCCGTTAGATATTCCTTACGGACCCATACTTCCTGTGATGGAAGATTTGCAATCAAACATGCCATATAATCTTAATAATACTATAAGTATGTATTATCGTCCTTGTCCACGATACATCTTACGTTTGCCGTTACGAGAAGTCGCGGCATATTTCGTGTGCTTCCCACTCCCTTGACGAGTTTTCTTCGGCTTTCCTTCTATAAAACCGTTACCACTTAATCCAACTTTTGAACGAACTGCCATAATAACTCCTTAAATACTTACCATTTTTGTTTCGAGATCTTGCGGTCTTGGAGAACCTTTCTGATAATACTCTATCGAAAGATCCTCCATAATATCAAAATATCTCCTC